GCACAATAGACGCAATCATAGAGACGTGCCAAAGTGATAACGAAATGCAAAAATTTGAGCTTGGCAACATTACGAATGGCTTTCTAAGTATGAGCATATTCAAATACCCATCCTCTGGGGATAGCGAAGAACAAGAGGAGGCTATAAGGGCAAAGCTGAACGGTTTAAAAGGAGCAGTCAACGCCAATTCTATTATAGTAGTAGGCGTAGATGAAGATAGCGAATCGACTAGTAATTTAGTTGAGCAAGTACCCGCGAACAATAATGATAGCCTCTTTATTAACACTACTTTAAACGTTAAAAATCGCATCCTTCAAAATTTTGCTTTGCCCAATTCTTTAATGGGGATGCTACCAAGTGGGGCGATCTTTACAGCCACCCAATTAGCTGATGATTATACTTATATGAATCTCAGAACAAAAGATATGCGCAATAGTATAGAGCGCCAATTTGATAAGCTCGGTTTAGATACAGGGCGTATCATACCAAATCAATTCGAATCCTCTCAAATGTTAGATAATGGCGTTACTACTTGATAAACTTTTATTAGACAAAAGCGACCTTGCAGTAGTTAGGGATATCAGCGCTAATATAACAGATGATAAAGTAAACATCTTTATTAGAGAGGCGCAGACTATTAACGTTAAACCGTTCCTTGGCGCTCAATTATACCTATTACTACTTAATGATTACACCGTCGCAACTAAGTCTTTTTCTACTCAGAAATATACTGATCTATGGTTTGGTTCTAATTACACCAATACCAATGGCGTAGTAGTTCGACAAAATGGACTCCTTAGCGCTGCACCTTATTTCGTATATGGCCGCATGGTATTGCAACAAAATACCAATGTCGGAAGATATGGAGTAGGCAGCCTCAACCAAGAAAACACCACCACAAGCGGGCCAAGTACCGTGCGCACTAATACAACCCAAGCCAACGCCGTAGCCCTCAGCTACCAGAAAGACGTTGAAACCTTCCTCCGTGATAACCTCACAATTTACCCAGAGTTCAATACTAAGACCACCACAGGCCAGAAAATAGCAGCGCCTTTCTTTAAAGTTTAAAATAAGTTTGGTTATTAAAGTAAGTCTAGTTATGTTTGTATCAAGCAAACAGAAACAGACTTATGAAAACTTATACACTTACCAAGAAACAACTAGAAAGATATCTAAAATATGCCCATACACTAGGCAGAAGTAGTGAAGAATATTACCAGAGAGAAGATTGCGATTATGGCAGTGAGCCAGATTGGTGTTCTTCTGAGGTAGTCATGGAGAGGGTAGTTTGTTGGATTGAAGACAGCGATCAATCATTAAAAGATTTTAGATCATCTTTTGAAGAAGCGACAATGAAGGGACTCGATAAATATTTACTACAAAATTTAGGAGATGAACAAGAATTTGCGCCTTTTAAAATGCCCAAAATGCAATCAAAACAAAAAGATGAGGATTAACATAGAACTACCAGAAGAACTCCATACCGCTCTTAAAGTTAGGGCGGCTGTGGAGGGTATTACTTTAAAACAATTGATTATTAACATTTTAAAAACAGATTTATGACTTTTTTACCAAGCGATTACCAAGCACCAAAGCCAAGCGGCGGAGGATACACAAAATGCCTAAAAGGAGAAACCGTTCTTAGATTTCTAGGCGAACCCATTACAGGGTACGAATGGTGGGAATCCATGCACGGAACTGAGAAACCTGTAAGGGTTAACAACTTTAACCAAGTAAAAGATGAACACGCCACACAAAAGGCAAAGCATTTTTGGGCCGGTTGTGTCTGGAATTACGAGGCTAACTCAGTCCAGATATGGCAGATAAACCAACGCACTATTCAAGAGGCAATAATGAATTTAATTAACGATGCAGATTGGGGCGACCCGCGCGAGTATGACCTCAAAATAACGCGAACAGGGGAATCCTTGGAGACCAAGTACACCGTAAGCCCTAAGCCAAAAAAGGAGCTACCAGAGGCTGCCAAATTTGAGTTTGAACTAATGAATATCAAACTTGGAAAGTTACTTACAGGCGAAGACCCATTCGAATCATGAGTACTCAAAACGGAGAGCCAGACATAGGCCCAACATTCGAGGAATTTTGGGAGCTATACGACAAGAAAATCGAGCGTAAGAAATGCCTAAAAGCATGGCAAAAGCTCGACCCCATGACGCGTCAAGAATGTATACTCCATGTAGTCAATTACGTGGAGGCCACACCAGATAAAAGATACCGCAAAAATCCATTTACTTATTTATTTAACGAGTCGTATTATGACGAAATTATTCAGACAAGAAAATCAAGGCATCGGGCTGCCTTTGAACACATCATTAACCACTATTCTCAATGAGTGTGAACAGATTGAAAGAGTTCAAACGGCTGTTAGCGCTGCTATGTATGGGGTTTGTAATTTATATAATGACGTCGATCCTCAAGCGCTCACGCAGATGATGGATGCCTTTTATAGGGAGTTTAAATATGAGCCCCTCTCTGTTTTTATTGACGTCATAGATGACTTTAAGACAGGCAAAGTCAAGGTGTTTGGGAGGATAACACCGAACCAGATACGCGAGTCGATCATGGATAAGTTGGATAAGATAGCAAGGGAGCGAGAAAATGCGCATCTAGATTTAAAGGGGGATGCGGGAGACCGCTCCACCCTTACTTTACGTGAAGCATTAGCCAAGGTAACAACACAGAAATGATCAATAGCAGAGCAAAGGGTCACGCCTATGAGCTACAGATAGTTAACAGGCTAAAAGAGCTAGGATATGACGCTGTGACTAGCAGATCAGAGAGCAAGCGAATGGATGATTTAGGGGTTGATATTATCGATAATACAGACTTTTACATTCAATGCAAGGCGGTTGAGAAATTAAAGCCTAGCTTACATGACATCTTGAAGAGGATGCCTACAAAAAAAGTCCCTGTCGTATATCATAAGCGAAATAATATGGGGACTATTGTATCACTTAAACAGGAAGATTTTGAGAGATTACTACTATAAACCCGCGATTGATCCTTTTTTAACCTATGAGCTAACCAGAAAGGAGCTACTAGAAAAGAGGATAAAAAAAGAGAACTATATTACATTTCTAAAACGATTAAATTATTATGAACGTAGACGAAGCGCTGAAACTCCTAGAGGCTAGGGTAGAGGAAGATATCCATGAATTAACGCCCAAAGATAGGCTACTATTCTGGGCTAATTTGCTTGAGTTTAAGAAAGCCAAGATACAACGAATCCCATTTTTAGTACCAGAGAATGACGCAAAAATTATAATAGAATATGAGGACTATACGATTAAGGCACACGCGAGTGTTCCAAAGCCTGTGGACAAGCCAGAAAAGGATTAACGCATTTAGAGGAGGCGCAAGATCAAGCAAGACTCACAGCATTTTACAAGGTATTGCCATCTGGTTAGCCTCTGGTTATTTCGGAGATGAATACGTCCCTAAAGGTACATTCTCAGTAATTCGCGAGACCTTACCCGCCCTTAGAGCGAGTTCGTACCGTGAGTTTATTGAGTTATTGCAAAGTATGGACATCTACTATTATGTGGATCACAGGAAAACGCTGCTAGAATTAGAGTTTGAGAACAGAATAGTTCAGTTTTTTAGTACGGACGACCTAAACAGCGCTAAGCTGAGAGGTAGACAGAACACATTCTTTTATTTGAATGAGGCAAATACTATACCTTTTGAGGCATTCAACCAATTAATAATGAGGTGTGAAAAGTTTTGTATCTTGGATTACAACCCCGCGGGGATAGAGAATTGGTGCAAGACATATATAGAGGATGACCGCCAACATTGGCCAGATCAAGACGTCAAACTTGATGTCAGCACCTATAAGGATAACCCCTATATCCCTAACGAAATGGTCAAGGAAATAGAAGGCCTTGAAAAAACAGATATTGACTTGTATAAGGTGTACACTCTCGGGCGGTGGGTACAATCCAGAAACCTAGTCTTTGATCAGATACATATTTGTGATTACGTCCCAGAAGGTAAGGTCTTTTACGGCATTGATTTTGGTTACAATGACCCTACGGTATGTGTGAAAATTACCAAGGTAGACCAAGCCATATAT